TGGCTTTGTCCATTTCATTCCTCCTGGATTTCTCAGCGGCTATGCCCTGAGTTACTGTTTGCTCGTCCTTCTTCATTACTCCTGCGTGCATCGGGTCGTCTTTCGGCTTGTCACTCTGAGTGAAACACGACTGCTTGAGCTGTGTCTCAACCCACGCGCCGTAATGCGGTAGAACTGCTTTCAGCGCGTTGACTTCTTTCATCAAATCGTCCATCGGAACCTCCGTTTTGTCGCTGGCCGTCTTTAGGTTGACTTTAGACTCAAAGTCGCCTACGTAGGCCAAAATTATGCTTTTATCCTGCGCCGAAAAATCAGAAGCCTGAACTCTGGCTACTGCCTCGTCGTAAGACATATCGCCGTTGGTGAGGGTTTCAAGTACAGCGGATGTAAAAAGTTCCCGCTCCTTCGTCCCGGAATTACGTATGATTTCAGATGCTTCATCGGGATTACCAACGCTGCGATTCTCTAAAAACGACAAAATGGCCTGGACTTTACCGTTTATGTCCATCGACCCGCTCCTTGCCCGCTTTCTTCTGGCACTCGCAAACAAGCTTGCCACATTTCGTACATATCTTTCTAGTATCCTGTATGTTACCGTTCTTCACGGTCATAACCTTGGTGATCTGGCTGTCTCCTACCTTGCTAAACATGCCGTCTCCTTAATTATTGACCCGCGGGAACCTCTTAAGCTGCTGCGAAAGGTGCTCACGGATCTTGTTCGGATTCCTGTCCTGAAAAACCGACTGGAGCGACTCCTTCAGCTCCGGTGACAGGTCAATCAATTTGTCTATTGAAACGTCCACCGTCTTGGTGAGGGTGTTTGGCTTCTTTATCTTCTGCTTTACGCCTGCGACGCCCGCTTGTTCGGGTAACGATTGAACATTTTCCCAATCCGTCGGCTTTTCCGGGTCCAATGCGACGTTAAACCCGCTGGCCCCTCCGGGCAGCGAGCACGTCAATTGCTGGTCTGTGTCTGCTTTCTTTATATTATGTATAGAATGTCTCATCACTAACCTTATAGAGGGAGCGATAAGTGGGGTTGGGCGAAAATCACATAAAAGTGGATTTTGGGCAAGAAAAAACCCCTCCGGGGAGTGCCCGGAGGGGAAAAGGAGGTGTTTCTACTACGTAGCCGACAAGCTATCTTTTTCTGTTCAAGGCCTCAAGCATTGTTGCAGCAATCTGGAGATCTGGACACAAAACAAAGGCTTTTCTGTCAGGACTTAAGATGGTGCATGGCATAAAAACTTCGGGAGAGTGGTATCCGAGGTGCGCGGCGTACGGGTCAAACAGCTTGTATGTGGACGTTTGAATGATTGTCTTGGGCTGCCCGCGGTAATGCATCATTTCTGCTGCTCCTTCGTGCTTATGGGCCATCATGACGATATCCACGTTCTCGTACTGCCCCTCGCGCAGGAGTTTCTTGCCGCCAGCCGTCAAATTTACAGAGGACTGACCCCTAAAACTGTGCCTGGCCAGGATCACATACGGCTGTTTTCCGACATTGACCGTCGCCTTAACTTCCTCACCGCCATAAAATACGCCGATGTCCGACCACATCTTATTTGACCAGTCTATTCCGGTCGCTTTTTTCAGACGCTGGGACACGTGGTTGTCTTTTGTGGCGAAGAGTATTTTTTTCTTAGGTTCCTTGAGAACTTTGAAGATATACTGCAGCATGTAAAGCTGTTGTTTCGGACTCGTCACGGCATTGATGATGGCCCCGAGGTGTTTTTCGTTTATGAAATTATCAATTGCGTCCCCGAGAAACGTCATATACATATTTGGAGTGTTAGAGATCAGCTGGATGTCGTCCCGCAACCTGTTATAATCTATGCCTTCGTGCCCGATATGGAAATCGGAAAGCGCCGCGATGGCAGTGTACCTGTCCGGCATGTTAAACTTACACTGTGAGTCTGCTTTAACGTTGTGACGGTATGTGACGGACATATCCGTCATATAATTGTAGAGCTTCTCGCCCTGCTCCGCCGAGCCCTTCTTGTCAATGAGGATGCGCTCAAAGTCAGCGATGGCCTCGCGCTTCTCTTTTTCGGCGAGCGTCATGGGCGCCAAAATATCCTGGTATTTGTAAAGGTGGGAAATTACGTACTTTATGTTCTTTTCCTTGACGTGGAGAATTGTGGCTATGTCCCGCGTACTGTGTTCCTTCTCATGCAGTGCCTTGATTGCCCGGATCTCCATCGGATTTACATCTAATTTGCCCTTCTTCATTCGAAACGCCTCCTAAGATTTGAATGCGGGCAATGACTGTATCGTCGAGCCCGCTATCCTACGGCTACGCATTTATATCGGCTTTGTTCCTTTCCGCGGAGATTGACCCAGCTTCGAAACGAAACTGTTCCATGCCGCCAATTGCTGTTCCTCTTCCAGGTCTTCCGGTACTTTACCCGTTACCTGCTTACAAAACCGCTTAAAGTCTGGACTTTGATACATACTAACAGCGATTGTAGCTATTTGCCCGGCGTCGTCCGCCACGGCCTCGCTAGTCCTAAGCATTATACGGCGCAAAGCGTCCTTATGTTTATTATACGACATTTTTAGCTCCTTAGGCGGCAGCGTTTACGATTGTGTAATACAGGCGGATTTCCGCGGTTACAGGCGTCGGGTCCGTGTCCCGGCTCGGATTAACGGCCCAGATCTTCTGTACGCCGCCGCCAGTCGGAGCCTCGACCATCATCATCCGCTCCACTGTTATAGGAGAAGCCGTAATAGGCGACGCAGTGGGGTCATCCTCAAACCACAGATAAATGGGAGTCGTAGTTTCGATGAGCAGGTATTTTGTTTTCCTGCCGTACGGTGCAACTGTTGCGATGACATCACTGACGTCGAGGATCTTTAACGGTGTATCTCCCGTCCACGCCGCCGCGCTGCCTGGGGCGATGTACTTCCTGTCCTTGTCATCCGTTGACGTACTCTGGTCAGTGAAATTAATTTCTCTGTCTACAGACGCGTTCGAGTCGGCGTCTTCAGTGAATGTAACACGGAATTTATGATTGACAATTGCCATGACGCGCCTCCTATTTTTTGTCGGCCAAAAGCTTCTTAAGCTCGGCCAAAAGTTCTTCGATGGCGGTAAACGTTGCCGTCACCCGCGCAATAAATTCTTTGTTTTCGGTTTCCTCAGCTTTCTTAGTCACCCACGACTTGACCACCTTAAAAACCATTTCAATTATTCCCATGATATCCTCCTATTATATTTCTGGCGCTGAAAACGCCGTAGTTTCTGCCCCGCCGGGAGGAGCAGCTTCCGCTCCTAATGGCGCACCCTCTCCCGGAGCTCCTTCAGCTCCGCCCAGGTCCGGCATTCCGCCGCCACCCCCTCCGCCCAAATCCGGCATCCCGCCGCCAAGCGCTCCGCCCATCCCTCCAGCCGCGCCAGCACCACCGGCGGCTTCTTGTTTGGCTTTGGCCTTCTCAGCTAACTTAGCCGCCTTCTCTGAGCGCAGTAAATCCTGCTCTTCGTCATAGTCAAATCCGAGTTCGGTGACTATGGTTCTATCTGATATGAGCTTGTGGTCGGGCCTGTTCAGCTCAATGATCTTGTTTCTCCACGCGTCGTCCTTGTTGAAGTCCATACGCGTCCATTTCACCTGTGGTAAATCATATTCCCCGTTGGGCTTTTTAAACCCGTGCATGATGGCTATGGGAAGGAAAAATTTCGTCTCCAGCCAACGCTCCATGACGTTCCTAAAATACACATAACGCTTCTGCAAAATTTCGTAAGCGACTTGAGCATTTGAATATGTGTTTCCCGTAACAGTAATTAGCCCATTACGCCTTGTCACATAAATTCTGTTAGGGGGAAGGTCAAACGAGTACACCTTACCAACATAGTCGAACGTTTTAATATTTTTAAGCGCCACAGTCGGTTCCGCGGCATAATTACGCGTGGCAGCTACGAATACTATAACCCTGTACATGGTGTGCCGCGGAGCATTGCGCTTCTTTGTTATAACCTTCGTGGCGTGGCCGCACTTAAGCGCAATCTCTTGCAAGTCATCCGCCATTTTCCTCGAAATTGTATAAATCTCATAGCTATCCTTATGACCGTACTTGCTCCCGTCACCTAAAAAGCATCCTTCCAATACAGCTTCAAGGTGGTCCTTAGACAAATCCTTGACCCAAGTAGGTATACATTTCGACGCTGAGCCTTCCGCATAATTTTCTTGTATGTGCGCCGCTAACTTACTGTCATATATGGCAAAAGATCCTTTATCTCCGCTAGCGTAGGTACGTTGATATTCTGAAGTGTCCTTATTGAAGCTAAGAACGGCCTCCTTTATCATGTCGTACCTGGGATTCTTCCCGAACTTGTGTTTCCTTGTCTGCGCTATACTTACACCACACGGTGTTGTGCCATTATATAACAAACTTCCTTCTGAAAGATACAGGCCTATAAATTTTAAGTACTTGTTTATGTCGTACGTTTTGGACCCGACTACAATAGATTCCCTTTTCTTACCGGACCAGTTTATTACAGACTTAAACCTGTATCCGGCGCCAATATCTTCTGCGAGTGTGATTCCGTATCCTTCTTTGGTTTTATCGTGTTTCGGACCCTTAACCCAGCACCTATGATTGGGCGTAACGCAGTGGTCCAAAAGCTTGTGGCTGAAGTGGTACATTGGACCCGTCACATCAAATTCAAACTTCTGCTTTGGCTTAACGTATTCCAATGCGCCGGTATCTGGGTTAACACTGCCTACTTCGTCGTCGCAAGTACAATCGTCAATCTTCTTAAAACCGTCCTTTGTTAATACCTCAGTTCCTGCGATCGTACAAGGGCCTTCAGCCGTGGTTACCGCCTTCGACGCAAACAAACCCGTAAGAACGTGGTCCTGAATTTTTTCAAAGTACCCATTCACGTCAAGAATCTGCCCGGTGAAACCTTTGTACTCAACTTCGAGAGCCTCGTGAGTTATGATAGAAAAGTTCGGGTCGTTCTGTGCTTCCTCTATTATACCCTGCCAAACCGTTAAGTCATTCTGGTCCGGATAAAATTCCTTATCCTTACCACCGACTCTGAATATCTTAAGAGGTGTGATATGATTCTGCGCGATAACAAACAACACTTCCCTAAAGGCGTCCCTGAGCATGAGCTCCTTCCAGACGCGCTGAATAATAGACGTGCCGCGTAAATCGTGCGGAACTGTCTTTTTTAATATGTGGGACACGTTTCTGGAAGAAAGAGGTATGTTCTCGCCCTTCAAAACGTAGTCGAGCACAGTCTGTGGAATTTGCTGACGCAAAATGGCGTCCGCGGGATGTGTGGACGTGGCGATTCTCTTCAATTCCGCGTCAGGAATAAGGGAAATGATCGGTTTATCCATAAATATGGTTCTACGGACTTCCATAAGGTCGGGATTGAAGATGGTGGCCCGGCTCCACATACCTATATTGTCGTCCCACTCCAAAAACGGGAATCCTTCACCATAAACCCAGTATTCGAGGCCGATGCCGAGGATGTGGTTCAATAAATCGACCTTATCCGCAGCGCGGCGCATGGTGTGCTCAACAACTTTGTCTTTTGAGATTATGTCAAACCCTCCGAGAGGGTAATATGTATGAAGGTCGATGATATTACCGACCCAGTAGTCTGTTTCGTAATAATGCCTGTTGTACGCGTTCATGGTCTTCCGGTCTTTCGGCAACATCAGGTTGGATTCCTGATAAAGCGGGGAGAAAGGCTTCATGGCCATGCGGCTTACCTGACCGCCGCCAAGTGTAGCCAACGTGCCAGCCGACCCGACCATGGAATTGCCCCAGTCCGTCGCAGAACCGCGGCGCGCCATACCCGGAACTCCGCCCTGTCCGCGAATCATCTTTTCATTCGCTACTTTTCTGTAAAAATTTGAGTTATTCTGCGGTACTGAACCGTTAACGTACATCGTGGCCTCCAATCATTTGACTACTCCCCTACTGATCGCGCAATGGAATTGGCTATTTGCGCCCTAACACCGCGTCCGCGCGCCATTTGACGTATCTCTTCGACAGAATGTCCCGTTAAAAGCGGCAAAGGACGCTGCGAAACCATGGCTCCGCCGGTTCTCACCATGAGGTCAGACTGCCCGAGCGCGTTCTTATCATGCAACGCCGCCAGCCTCAGGAAATTTATGGCGTGAACCGCGTCAACTTTCTTGGTTTTGTTGGCTTCCTTCTCAAAGTGCTTGTGCGTGTGGTTCCCGACTTCTCTTAATGTTATATTATAGTTCAAAAAGTGCTCGATTGTCCAGTCAGTATACTTATTTCTGGGTATTAAAATCTTACCGTTTTGCATGGCAGAATATAGCTCTTCCAGAGTGTAGTCAATATTAGCCTTTATGACACCCTTATCCATTTCAGCCTTGGTGTCGATGAGCGTCATGGACGACCCCGGGATATACTTGCACTTCAAAAACCTGCTCGGATACCTAGTAGACAAATACAGGCCTTGCGCCTTGCCGTACCCGCTGTCGGCAATGCACAGTTTAACGCGCTGCTCCGACATAAGGGCTGCAACACGCTCCGCCTTCTTAACGTCGTCCTGGTCGGTCAAAACTTCTATGTAATTAACCCTTAATAACCCGTCCTCGGCCATGTAGCCCGAAGCATATATAGATAATGACTGTGCGGGGTCGTCTTCCGCGACACTCCAACCACCCCAGTCCACGCCGGCGTAAATGGGCACACCGAGCGGAAGCATGGCATGATACGGTAAATCCGTCTTGTACGCCTTTTCTATGCTTTCCCTGGGAGGCTTCTGAACCAGGCCGGCGTAAAATTCCCCCAAAACTTCGTTTTTCAGGTACTTTTCCACGTTTGACCCGTCTTTGGTCTTTTCATCTATTTTCTGCATCAACTTTTCTTTAGAAACCCACGGAACGAGCAGCTGCGAGAGATGATAGCCTATGTATGTCGCGTCCTTGCTGCCCATAGGAATCCACTTTCCCGTGGGAACGAGTAATCTTTTGTCTTCCTTATTCTGACACTTCGGACAACGCATCACGAATCCCTCAACGAGGGACTCCATGGTTGGCGTAAACCAGTGCTTACACGCCGGGCACTGAAGATGGAAATACATCTGCGTCGAATTCAGCCACTTTCTCTCATATTTTGAGTTCGTGTACTTGGGCGTGCCGAGAGTAATATTTAAATTGTGCTCGGAGTGGTCCAAAACTGAGTCAATGTTGCCCTCAGCATTTTCATCAAGGTCCTGAAACTCGTCCTTTACGAGAAGCTCAGCGGCAATGTTACGAATGTTATTGCCTTCGTCAGCCGCAGCTTCCAAGTAGATCGTGGACCCATTTGAGAACTGCTTCATTTTTATAGTAAAAGTGCCCTCAATGTCTCCATCGCTTTTAAGGGGCTTGAGAATACTTAAATTCTTCTTATAACGTAGGAGAGGAGCTATGCGCTCACCCGAAAACCTCTTAATCTGGTCCAACGCCGGGCATACATAAAGTGTTTTGAAGTATGGGTACGTCTCAGTATAGTATGCAATGAGATTCGCGAGCGTAGTGGACATCTCAACCTGGCGGCCCTTGACAATGACCATCGGCTTATGCAACTTCGGCAGCTGAAACGCGATAGAATAGTAAATGCCCCGCAAATAATGCCGGGCGTTTTCTAATTGGTCGTCGATCAACGTAAACGTCTTGCCGTTTAGCTCAAAAGATTCTTCGACGAATCTAATCGGGTCCAGTGCAGTGAACATTCCAACTCCTTATTCTTGGCGTTTTACGATCTTATGGAAGCTTACCTTCCCATCGGCTGATTTTTTCCTCAAATACGATATTTCGGCCATGCTGAGCTTGAATTTTCCGCTCAGGTCCTGCATGGCTTCCTCAAAAGACTCGTATTTGTACGGATCTTCGAAACTTTCGTCATACAGCGTGTCTAAAAACGCCTTACGCACAAGACCTTCGTTGTCCCTGCGCTCCGACATCGTGCGGCTTGTCTTAATTTTTCGCATTTCCTGCATTTTCTGAACCTCCAGTATCTTTGGTTGATTTTGGCTTGAACATATTTTTAAGCTTCTGCATTAAGTTCTGCTTCGGCTCGTTATGAGACGGCGCACACCTGAATTCATCGCGAAGGTAACCAGGCTGACCGTCCCGCTGCTCGTATTCCTTTACGTCTATGAGGCTGTTTTCCTTATCAGGATTCTCGTATGTGAAATCATTAGCTAAGTCTTGATTCACGCGCTCCGGAATGTGCGCCTGGTCCAGCGTGATGGGAGCCCTATTGGCCTTTTTAACCCTGTCTCGCGACATCGCGTCACGTAAGTACAGATCAAAAATGTATTTTAAGAGCGTCGTATGCTCCATGGACCCGGCCTTCCTGAGTATCTTAAGCCCCGCCTGGACGGACGCCGTACGCACAACTATGTCCTCAACCACGGAAACGAGTTCTTCCTTCGAAAGTTTTGACAAATCGCATCTTTTCGAGTGCTCGTGCACGATCTCAGAAATAGTCGAGAACGCATTGCACAGCTTGATCTTTGTGAGCGCCACGCGTATCTCTTTGTTATTCCCGACTTTTATCTGGCGCAACAATCTCTTGGTTTCCTTTCCTGTAAGAGCGCGCCCGGCTAAATACTCGGCCTTGCGTGTCAATAACGTATTGTATGATAATATCATGCCTTCTCCTACATGAGCGGGGATGACGAATCGGAAATTCCTGTTCCTATAGAGGCTCCGCCCATTCCGGACAGGTCCTCGTCTAAATTAAACAACCTGTTGCTTAGGTTGTCCGCGTCGACTTCCTCAGTATGGACACCATGCGGGTCGTTGCCGCGCTGTTTGACCGAATCAAGGACGAATTTATTATCCTTATATTTTTCCTTAAGTCGACGCTTGTAAACTGCAAGCGTTATAATCATACTATTTCCTGAAGCGTAAGCTCTCCGTTGTTTATTGTGAGCTTGTATTTTGTGCCCGTGATCTGGTCAATCAACACCAGGTACGGGAATGTTATTGTAGTGGAAGAATCGATCGTCCTGTCCTCGTTCGTGCGAAGGGCATAATCATATAAATCATTCGTTGAGTGGTTAAGGGCCAGCTTCGATTCCTGGATCGCCGCGGTCGCGCTAACTTCGGTATCCGTAATGGCGCCGTCTTCTATGTTATGCGTCCTGACCACTGTAGTTTGTTTGGCCATCAGTTTTCTCCTATGACGTTATATAGTGAATTACCAGTTTGTCGCCTGTATAAGGCGCTGCGCCAAAAGTTACAACGGCGCCCGTGATGGAATAATCCACGTTGTACGTGAGAGTCGTGCCGTTCAAAATAACAAGCGTTGCTTCCGGAATAGTAGGCGCCTGAAAAAGAGTGAATGACGCGCCGCCAGACGCCGTGGCACATAAAGATGACAAGTCCTCTGTCATATGCACGTGAGCTCCAGCAGTTTCCGCGGCGGTTATTCTGTCGCCCACTGTATCATACGCACCCTGCGGATTAACCCCGAGCGTGGTCTCAACGTTTACTATGGCGTCCTGAATACCCTGGATCGGTAGGTCCGCTATGGCCGTACCTCTCGTTATGTAAGTCACGGACAGCGTAACAGCCGTGGCTGTGGGCCCAAAAACCACTGTTTTTGAGTCATAAGTCACTTTAAACTGATTGGCTGCCGGAGGCACTATGACTTCCGTGTACCCGGGAATAGAAACGCCGCTGCTAATGGCGTATGTAAGAGTCTTCGTAGTTACGGCCGCAGACGCGGCTAGACTGACACTCTCAGTAACAGAGTCCCCGTTAACTTTAATGTCAGTAAAGCTGTCTAAGGCGTCAGGATATGACATATAAACCTCCTGGATACAGTATAATTGTTTTATTTACTCATGTCAAGCTACGGCTCGCGCCAGACACTGAAGTAAAAATTTACCGGTATAACTGAGCAGTCATGCGCGGCCTGCGTAAATCCGTCCACTATCTTTACCGTCGCGGTCTGGCCGGAGTTTTTCGTGACCAGGACCAGCGTGTTCGGCGGAACATTCTGACGCGTCACCTGGACGCTCCACTTACCATCTGGGAAATACGCGGCTATTTCAGCGGGGATCGTAATTGTATACTCACCGCTTGCGGCGCTTACGGCAGCCGAGCCGTGATAAACCAGGTTCGTCGTGTATATTATTATTGTCTCCTGCGTCTGTGTCGGCGTAATTGTTACTGTCGGCGTGGCCGTGACGGTTAACGTCAACGTAATCGTCGACGTCTTGGTGTTTATCACTGTGCGCGTATGCGTCGCGGAAACCACGGAAGTTTCTGTAATTGTACGCGTCGCCGTACGAGACGGTGTAATAGTCCGCGTAAACGTCCTGGTGTTGATCGGTGTATTTGTGCCCGTAATGGTAAACGTCGACGTCGCCGTCTTCGTGGACGTCCGGGTACGCGTATAAACGGGCGTCATTGTGTGCGTAAGCGTCGGAGACCCGGTCCCAACCGGTGTAGCGACCCACACGTCGTCTTTGTACGTCCCGGAAGTTATGCCTGCTATTAAGTACAGGTCGTCGTCAAATTCTAATAGTGCGTGTGAGGACCTGACTCCCCATCTTAAATACCCATTCCTGTCATTAGCCCACGACGCCCCGTCCACAGAAGACCAAACTTTGTAATTATACGGCGTGTAAGTTCCACCCGTTCCTCCGGCAATGAACATTCTTCCGCCCCAAACCGCCGCGCCAAAAAGCTGGATATCATCGAACGCAGCGTTGCCCGTCGCACAAGTCCAATCCACGCCGTCCGTGGAGTACCAAACATCATCCGTCGCCACTGTCCCATAAACTCCGCCAATTACCCACATTTTATTGTCGTACACGAGCGCCTGATGCCTATACCTCGGCCTAAACGCCGCGTTTCTCGTGGCCGCGGACCAAGTCACGCCGTCCGTAGAGTACCAAACGTCATTAAATGTAAGCGCAGTCGTCCCGCCCGTCCCGCCAATTACCCACATTTTACTATCATATGTTATGGCCTTCGTGCCGTAGCGGTTTCCGAATGCTGCGGAAGCCGTGGCGGCCGTCCACACCTCTCCGTCGGACGAGTAGTAAACTTCGTCCCCGACGGTTGCCGGCGGATATCCACCAGTTATCCACATTTTAGAGTCAAACACTGTGACGCCAAAATCCATGCGCGAACTAAACGCCGCGTTTCTTGTTGCTGCCTCCCAAACCACGCCGCCATCCGACGAGTACCAGGCATCCTTGTAGCCGGAGAGGCGAACCCCGCCGCCTATTACCCAC